TACAGATTTTATAATAATGACAGGATTGGTGGAGTGTCTTTCGAGGCACTCCTAATCCTTTTTAAATTAAATTAAATTCAAATGAAAAAAGAAATAAAAGACCGTACCTATCGGTTACTAAGAGGTGCAGCACCTCTAACATTTATCCTTCCATCTAGAAACTCAAGAAGGTCTCCGTTGATGCACTTTGATGAATCAAAGAATGAGAACAGGGTATTAAGGTATGCCTCTAATCAAAAGAGTATCTTTGAGGATGAGCAGGATGGCAATGCTATTATAACGCCAATTATCTTTGAGGATGGATTCCTTAGAGTTCCAAAGAACAATCCAATATTACAGGAGTTTCTTTACTACCACCCAATGAACGGTAAAAAGTTTGAAGAGGTAGATAATGAGAGGGATGCTAAAGAAGAATTAAGCTACCTTGAACAAGAGATTGATGCTTTGGCTACAGCTAAAGATTTGACAATCGAGCAGGCAGAAGCAGTTGGTAGAATATTGCTATCGTCTAATGTAGCTAATATGACTACTGCCGAATTGCGTAGAGATTTAATGGTTTATGCAAGGAGGGATGCACAAGGTTTTATGGCAGCAGTAACAAATCCTGAGTTACAGCTAGTGTCAAAGATTAATAAGTTTGTGGATGAGAGATTAATCTCAATCCGTAACAATGGAAGAGATGTACACTATAACCTAAAGGATAATAAGAAAAGGTTGGTGGCAGTTCCGTTTGGAGAGGACACCATAAACTTTTTGGCATCTTACTTTAAGAGTGATGAGGGCGTTGAAGTCCTTGAGTTCTTAGAGAAGAAGATTAAATAATCTTTTATAAACATATTTTCTTTTTTTTTTGAAGTGAGTTCTCAGAAACTCACTTCTTTTTTTTGTTTATCTTTGTACAAAGACTTAGTATATGATAAACTCTGTAAGAAATACAGTATTGGCTATACTCAATAAGAACAACTATGGATATATTTCTCCATCAGATTTTAACTTGTTTGCAAAGCAGGCACAGATGGATATATTCGAGGACTACTTTACGACATATAACTACTATGTAAATAAAGAAAACGCAAGGCAGTCGGGAACAGGGTACGCTGATATTAAGAAGGGAATGGAAGAGGTTATAGATTACTTCTCCTTAGAAAAAGACTTGACACACGATGCAGCAAACAAGTTCTTCTTACCATCTCCAACAACAACAGGAGAGGACTATTATTTTATTAATAAGGTTATAGTGGTTACATCAAAAGCAGAAGCAGAGAATGTTTCTAACAAGAACATTACTATGCTTACCAACTCTTTATTAACGAGTCCAACGGATTTGTTCCCTGCGTATAGTCAAGAAGGAAACTTTATCTATCTATACCCTAATACCATAAATACGCAGGGCGATGTAAGGGCGCAGTATATTAGATACCCTAAAGACCCTAAGTGGACATATGTGTCTCTATCAGGTGGAGAGCCATCATTTGATCAATCACAACCTGACTTCCAAGACTTTGAACTTCCTTTGGATGATGAGAATAACTTGGTAAATAAGATTCTGCAATACGCAGGTATGAGTATCAGAGAGATTCAAACGGTACAATTTGCACAGGCAGAAGAACAGATTGATAGTAACGAACTAAAATAATAAGTAATGGCATATATAAGTGCATATCAATATTACGAGAATGGGGGTGTAGCACCTACAGATTCTAATTGGGGTTCATACCAATATGTCAGTTTGTTTGATATTGTCAACAACTTCATGTTGATGTATCAAGGAAACCATAGCCTTGTTAATAACGAGCCAAGATATAAGATTCTATTCCATGCAAAGAGGGGAATACAGGAGTTGAACTACGATGCCTTTAAGGAGGTAAAGATTTTGGAATTAGATGTATGTGATAATCTTAGGTTTATCTTACCTCCCGATTATGTGAATTGGGTTAGAATATCTATGTATAAAAATGGAACACTATATCCATTAAGTGAAAACATACAGACTAATTGGAGTGATGCCTACCTACAAGATAATGATTGTAATATATTATTTGATGAGGATGGCAATGTACTTAAACCCGAAGAATCAAAACTTGACTTAGATAGGGTTACAGGTCAAAAGAAGTCTATATACCTAAATCAAAATAGTCAGTTTGATGGGATGGAAGGGTATTGCTACGATGGGTGTTGGTACTTTGATTATACTCTCGGTTCAAGATTTGGACTAAACACAGAGACTGCAAACATAAATCCAACCTTTAGCATTGATAGAAAAGGTGGTGTGATAAACTTCTCGTCAGGAATGGCAGGAGAATTGTGTGTGCTTGAGTATGTATCTGATGGCATGGAAAGTGGAGACAACTCTAAGATAACTGTAAATAAATTATTCGAGGATTATATCTATGCGTACATTGAGTATGCAATCCTCAACTCTAAACTTGGTGTACAGGAGTATGTGGTAAACAGAGCAAGGAGAAGAAAGACAGCACTCCTAAGAAACGCAAAGATAAGATTGAGCAATATACATCCTAGTAGACTTCTTATGAATCTTAGAGGTCAAAACAAGTGGCTAAAGTAGTATGGCAAATTATCAAAGAAATTTTGTATTAGGTAAAATGAATAAGGACACCGACCAACGCCTTATTCGTAACGGAGAATACATTGATGCAATAAATATTAGGATTGGTTCAGAAGAAACCAACTCCGAGATAGGTGCTGTATCTAATGTAAAAGGTAACGCCAAGTTAACTACTCTGATGTTTGATGGAGTAGAACTATCTGCTAATGCAAGATGTATAGGTGCATATGAGGATGGGGAGGCAGAGACTATCTATTGGTTTATTCACGACAATAATTTTATTTCGAGTAATACAGGTAAGATAGATATGATAGTGTCGTTTGACACTAAAACATCTGCCCTTACATATCATGTGGTATCTATAGATGATGGTGGTGGTGTTAATACAACATTAAACTTTGATGAGCAGTATCTAATCACAGGAGTAGACTTGGTTGATGACCTGTTGTTTTTTACGGACAATCTAAATCCACCAAGAAAAATAAATGTAACTAAGGCTTATGCTCAACCTGTCAATGTTACCTCTACTGATGGTATTACAGCAGAGCAGTTGTTGGTTTTAAAAAGACCACCTACAAATTCTCCAACCATTCAATCCGTAGAGACATCTACTCAAAACAACTTCCTTGAAGAAAGGTTTGTGTCGTTTGCATATAGATATAGATACGAGGATGGAGAGTATTCAGCTACATCTCAGTTTTCTGAGCCTTCATTTATACCAAATGTATTCAAGTTTACAACTGATGCTTTCTTAAATGAAGGAATGGCAAATATTACTAATGCTTGTATTATCACATACAACGCAGGTGGATTTTTAGTTAAGAGTATAGAGTTGTTGTTCAAGGATATGAACACAGGAATCATCAAGGTTATTGAGGAACTTGATAAGGATGAGTTAGGATTGGTCGACAACACAGACTATACATTTACATTTAGTAACAGCAAAATATTTACGGTACTGCCTGATAGCGAGATACTTAGGTTATATGACAATGTACCAAGATTGGCACAGGCACAGACGATTATGGGTAATCGTTTGGTGTATGGTAACTATGTTGAAGGATATGACTTAGTTGATGTTGCAGGCAATGCTACTAAGTTAGAGTATGTTACTGAACTTGTTGCAAACGAAGTAGGCAGTCTTGATATTGATGGAACTACATCTATAGGAACATATAGTATAAATGGAACACAAAACATATCTGACTCTATTTTAAATATAGATTTAGATGGAGTTGAATTAAAAATAGGTTCTTTACTCTCAATAACTATTAGGTTTTCTCATAGTACATTTACAGGAGACACACCTCCTCCTGCTCAAACCACTACAACTATAGAAATAAACTTTATATACACATTACAACAAAACTTTAATAGTGTTTTTGAGTTAGCTAATGATACGGATTTTATAGAAAAAATAGGTACAGCAGCAAATATACAAACAGTTAATAATGCGTGTAATGGAACTACATTTACAGATGTATTTAATTGTTCCATACCAACTAATTTAGATTCTCTAACAAAATATCAGAGTGGTATTACGACAGTTAATGAGCCAATATCTATTATATCTAGCGCATCTTCTACTGTAATAGGATTGCAGCTACCTGCTATGAGGTTTGTTGATGATATTCTTACACCAACATTTAATGTGTATGAGTATTATGGTATTATTGCTTCTGAAATTCAATTTGTTGAGACAGGTTCTCCAAAAAGTTTACATAGTAATAGAGGATATGAGGTCGGTATTGTATATATGGATGAATACAATCGTTCAACTACAGCTTTAGTTAGTGCGACAAATAACATTCATGTTCCTTGCTCAAACTCTGATTTACAAAATAAGATTAGAGTAACGATACCTAACACACAGATTGCTCCATATTGGGCATCAAGATATAAGTTTGTAATCAAGCCTGATAAGGAAAATTATGAGACTATATATTCTAATATATTCTTTAATGATACACAATCTGATTCCGAGTGGTTATTGCTTGAGGGAGAAAACACAAGGAAGGTTGAAGTTGGAGATAGACTTATAGTTAAGGCAGATACAAATGGAGCATTAAATAGATGTGCTTATACAACTATATTAGATAAGGGTTCTAAAGAAGAAAACTTTTTGTCTCCTCCTCCTGTCGATGAAGATGGAGACGAGTTGTATGTTCCTTCAGGCGTTTATGTTAAAGTAAAGTCAAATGATTTTTCTGCTGTATTATATAAGTATACACAGACAGATTCGGGATTCCAAGAAATAACTGTAGGGAAATGGGGAACAATAGAATACCCAAAACTACAGCTAACAGTAAATGAATACGATGGTACAACATACTTTGACGAGCGAATACCAACGGGGTCACAAATAGATTTATATTTTAGAACATTTAGAGAAGGGGGAAGTGGTTGTGGAGCAGGTGCGTGTGAACTAAGAGAATTTGAATTTGATGTTGTTCTTACTGCATCGGAAGATTATGATAATCTATACGATTTCTTTGTAGGAGATAATGTGATAGACATAATAAATGCTCAAGGGTATGCTAATGCAGGATGTGGAAACACCCCTCCTAATTGTGTATTTACTGACACCATAATAGACCAAGCAGTTTATGGTACTGAGGAGGCTATGTTAGATGCTGTGATACCATCTACAGGAACTAACAATCTTCAATTTCTTAGATTCAACAATGATAAACTTCAACTTGTAATAACAGGAACAAGAGCCTGTGGTATTAGAGATAAATTAAATTCAAGTGTTGAAGGTAGAGTTATCATAACAAGAAGGAATAACTTGCTTGTGTTTGAAACAGAGCCACAGGATGCTTTACCTGATTTATGGTATGAGTCATCGACATCATACGCAATTACAGGTGGATTCCATGAGGGCAATGTACAGAATCAATCAGCTTCACAATCGGCAATAATAGATACAGCCTTTTTTAATTGCTATACCTTTGGTAATGGAGTTGAAAGTTACAAGGTTAGGGATTCTATTGTAGGTAAACCACTAGAGTTTGGTAACAGGACAACTACTACATTGGCTCAAGACTTCAAGGAGGCACATAGATTTGCTGATTTGACCTATAGTGGTGTGTATAACGATGAGACCAATGTTAATAAACTCAATGAGTTTAATCTTGGCTTACTAAACTTTAAGCCATTAGAAGATGACTTTGGGTATATTATGAAGTTAGATGGAAGACAGACGGACATCCTTGTTCTACAAGAGGATAAGATTTCATATGTACTTGCAGGGAAGAACTTGATCAGCGATAGCACAGGTGGTGGAGTAATTTCATCTGTTCCCCAAGTATTAGGTACACAGGTAGCAAGGTCTGAGGAGTATGGTATTAGTTTTAACCCTGAGAGTTATGCTAAGTGGGGGTATGATAAGTTCTTTACAGATGCAAAAAGGGGTGCAATAATACAACTAAAAGGTAGTTCATATGGTAATGAGCAGTTGGCTGTAATATCTAACATGGGTATGAGAAGTTTCTTTAGGGATAAGTTTATAGAAGATTTCTCTAAGCAAAAACTTGGTGGCTATGACCCATTCTATAATGAATATGTTTTAGGTGTATCGGATATAGAGACACCAACAGAAGATATATGTTTTGAATGTACAACAGAGAAGGTCTTTACGGTAGCAGCAGGTTCTCCTATAAATTTCTGCTACGAGTTAGGCAATCTTGTTGGTGATGTTACCGTAACATTCTCGGTAGTTAGTGGTGGCGATGTGGTGGTTGATGCAGTATACGATTCAACTCCATACACTTCGG